ATATTGGAGGCAAGGAATGGCTAAAGAAACCATTGCATACAATAAAAACGATCTGCGTGATATTTACAAGGCTTTCAAACTTATGGATGACCAAGCAACAGAGGAAGCAAGAACTCAATCTGCTGCTTTGGCGTATTTTGCATCAGAGGAAATTAAGCAGGCAGCTAGAACTCGAACAAAGGCTGGCAAGGTTGCAGAGAGAGTCGCAGAGGGCGTTAGCATTTCTAAATCCAGCAAAATCGGTGAGTTCCGTTATGGTTTCGCAAGACAGAAGTTTTCAGGTGGTGCTACTACGCAAACCCTATGGGGTGGAGTTGAGTTTGGATCTAATAAGTTTAAGCAGTTCCCTACATATTCAGGACGGCAAGGCAGAGGTTCAAGAGGTTGGTTCATCTATCCAACCCTTCGCAAAATTCAGCCTGAATTGATTAACAAATGGGAACAGGCTTTTAATCGCATTATTAAGGAATGGGTCTAATGGCAACCGGTAATCGCACATTAAAGTTATCAATCCTTGCCGATGTTGATGACTTAAAAAAGAAGCTAGGCGAAGCCGACAAAGCGGTCGAAAGTAATTCAAGCAAGATTTCAGAATTTGGCAAGAAGGCTGCTGCTGCGTTTGCAGTCGCTGCTGCTGCTGCCGTTGCCTATGGCACTAAATTAGCCGTTGATGGGGTCAAGGCTGCCATTGAGGATGAGGCTGCACAGTTAAGGTTGGCTGCTGCCCTACGCACCGCCACAGGGGCTACTGAGGCTCAAATTGCAGCAACTGAGGCTTATATCCTTAAGACATCTTTGGCAACTGGTGTGGCTGATGACCAACTGCGTCCAGCCTTGCAACGCTTAGCCGTTTCCACAAAAGATACTGAGGAAGCACAAAAATTATTAAACCTATCTTTAGACATTGCCAAGGGTCGAGGCTTAGCACTTGAAACTGTTGCCAATGCTCTAGGCAGGGCTCAAGATGGAAACACCACAGCTCTAGGCAGATTAGGACTTGGATTATCTAAGGCAGAATTATCAACCCTTTCATTTACCCAAGTTCAGGAAAAATTATCAAATCTTTATGGTGGAGCAGCAGCTGCTAACGCTGAAACATTTCAAGGCAAAATTGATCGCTTAAAAGTAGGATTTGATGAAGCCAAAGAATCCTTGGGTGTTGCATTGCTTCCAGCGGTTGAGAGTTTTATTGGATTTTTAAATGAAACAGGCATACCAACGTTAAATGCGTTTATTGCAGGTTTGACTGGCGATCAAGGATTAAGTGCAGGACTGGCACAAAGCCAAAAGGGTGCTGAAACATTTGGCAAAGCAATTGGCGGACTCGCAGATATATTAAAGGGCTTGCTTAACTTTATTCGTGAAGTTATTGGCGGATTGACAGAGTTAGCAAATCAAGCAATTAGAGTTGTTAATATCATTAAGCCCGGAGGAGATGTTGGATATATTCCAAATGTTTCCCCTAGTGCAAGTCAATTAGGAATGCTTGGCGCAGCACCATTGCCAGCAGTTCCAGCAAATACCAGAGAAAGCCGAACACCAACTGTTAATAACATTACAGTTCAAGCGGTAGATTCCGAGGGCGCTGCTAGGGCAGTCGCTAAGGTGATTAATCAGAGTTCATCAAGATCAATTCCACAGCTCTATAACAGCGGCATCACTAGAGCCAGATAATGTCAGTCTTTACGCCTGAATATAAGTTAAGCATCAATGGTGTGGAATACACCGATGTTGCCATTTCTGATATAGCCCATCAAGCAGGGCGTGAGGATATTTACGCACAGCCAACCCCATCTTATATTCAGATTGCATTAGTGGCTTTAAATAATGAAAACTACAATTTCCAAGTTAATGACGGAATAGCATTACAAGTCAAAGATAGCACCAATGTTTTTAGGACTTTATTTGGTGGCAACATTACAGACATCACAGCCGAGGTTGCATCAGCTAGTAGCATTGCAGAAACCTTCACTTATACAATAATCGCTTTAGGTTCATTGGCTAAATTGCCAAAAGTTATTTATGACGGCACATTGGCTAGGGATGATGATGGCGACCAAATTTATGAATTACTTGCTGATCTATTCTTGAACACTTGGAATGAAGTTCCAGCAGCTGAAACATGGGCAGGTTATGACCCAACCATTACTTGGGCAAATGCTGAAAACTTAGGGCTTGGCGAGATCGATCGTCCAGGAGTTTATGAAATTACAAACCGAGGGGCAAGCCCTGATACTGTCTATAACATTGCAAGCCTTATTGCTGATAGCGCATTTGGTGTTTTATATGAGGATAGCGAAGGTCGCATTGGATATGCCGATGCTTTTCACAGGCAGAATTATCTTGCCAATAATGGCTATACCGAGATTTCAGCCAACACAGCTTTTGGAGCAGGATTAAAGATTCTAACTAGGGGAGCAGATGTTCGAAACGATGTATTTCTAAATTATGGAAACAACTTTGGTTCACAGGTAAGCGCAATTGATTTGAACAGCATTGAGGTCTTTGGTTACCGAGGTGAAACGATCAATACAGTCTTGCACGATGCCACCGATGCACAAGATGTGGCTAATCGGTTTATATCCCTTAGATCCTATCCAAGAGCCTTATTCGACAGCATCACATTCCCATTGACTAACTCAGCAATTGATGATGCAGACAGAGATGCTTTGCTTGGGATCTTTGTTGGTCAGCCAATGCGAATTACAGACTTGCCTGTTCAAATAGCCCCAACCTTACAGTTCGAGGGTTATGTTGAAGGCTGGCGTTGGAGCACTAGATTCAACGAATTATTCTTAACTATAAATTTGAGTCCGATCGAGTTCTCCCAAGTTGCAGTTGAATGGGAGCAGGTATCAGCCTCAGAGGCTTGGAACACTCTAAGTGGTACACTTACATGGGAAAATGCGATAGGAGCAGTAGCTTAATATGGCAACAACTACGAATTATGGATGGACAACACCGGACGACACCGATCTGGTCAAGGATGGCGCAGCTGCTATTCGCACGCTTGGTTCATCTGTTGATACAACAACAAAAGCCTTAAATCCATCTACAACGCTTGGCGATATTGAATATCGTTCAGCAACAGCAAACACAAACACAAGATTAGCAATTGGAACAACTGGACAAGTTTTAACAGTTGCTGGAGGTGTGCCAACTTGGGCAACTTCCGATGATGCCAATGCAATTCAAAATGCAATTGTTGACGCAAAAGGAGATATTGTTGCAGCATCTGCTGCTGATACTCCAGCACGCTTAGCAGTAGGAACTGATAATCAAAGATTAGTTGCAGCAAGTGGAGAAACAACAGGTTTGAAATATGTTAGCGATACTCAAAACACAGTAATTGATGCTGCTGGAGATTTATTGTATGGAACCGCTGCTGATACTGTTGCAAAATTGGGAATTGGAACTGCTGGTCAAATTTTGACAGTCAATTCCGGAGCAACTGCTCCAGAGTGGGCAACTCCTGCTGCTACTGGTGGAATGACTTTAATTCAAGAAACTGCTGCAAGTGCTTTAAGCAGTCTTTCCTTTACTGGTATATCAGGAAGTTACAAACAGTTATTGTTGATCTGGTCTGGAATACAACACAGCGCAACTGGTAACGAGTTTGCAATTAGATTGAACAATAGTTCTAGCACAGTTTATGAATCAAATGGTTTTTTTGCATCTTGGCCGGGGTCATATTCAAATGAAGGATTTAGCCGAACTTCATTAAGCGTTGCTGATTTTATGCCATTTGGAAAAAATTGCGATCTAAACAATGTTGCAACAAGAGCCAGCGGTATGTTATTAGTCGATAATTACGCATCATCAACTAAATCAAAAATGTGGTCTTTGAAGTTTAATTATTATGATCGAGCAGCAGACATTTATCGATCACTTGATAGAAATGGTTATTTCAGAGATACAACCGCAATAACCTCAGTTGATATTGTTCGATTGACTGGTGCTGGAACTTTCTCAAATGAGTCAGATACAACTGTTAGATTATATGGGGTGTCATAATGAGTAAATTAATTATCGATGTTACAACTGGTGAGGAAACATTAAGGGAACTTAATGATGATGAAATTGCTCAACAGGAGATCGACACAGAAAACGAGATAACCGAAGCCGAAGCACTGTTAGTCAAAAATGCTGACAAGATTGCAGCCAAGGCAGCATTGCTTGAGCGTTTAGGCATTACTGAGGATGAAGCAAAACTTTTGCTTGCTTAATGAAACCTTGGTTATCTAAAGCAGCTGTGCAGTTGCGTGAACAGATCGATGATTCTTTCCCAGAGCGTAGCCGTAAATCTGATGGGTGGATTGGTGATGCTAGACATAGCACACGAAAGAGCGATCACAACCCAGATGCCACAGCAGGAAATGTTGTCAGAGCAATTGATATTGACGCTCGGCTTTCTGACGACAAAGGGCTTTCAGCATATTTGGCAGATCAAATTCGATCATACGGGAAAACCAATGGTCGCATCAGTTATGTAATCCATCAGTCAAAAATTGCATCACCTTTACTTGGATGGCGTTGGCGTAAATATAAGGGCAATCCTCACAACCACCACGTCCATGTATCTTTCAAGAAAGATCAAGATAAGAATTCTGAGTTTTTTAATATCCCACTACTAGGAGGACAAAATGGCTAGTCCATACAACATACTAATCGATCAAGGCGCAACCTATACTTTAGCCATTACTTACAAAGATTCAGCCGGTGCTGCCATCAACTTGACTAATTACACAGCTGCTATGCAGTTAAGGCTTTCCTATGATGCCTCAACGCCAGTATTGTCTTTATCAAGCCCATCCAACGGAATTGTAATTACCGGAGCAAGTGGATTAATTAGTATTACGATTACAGACACACAAACCGCTGCTTTAGCTGCTAATACATTTTTCTATGACCTAGAGATTACATCTCCAACATCTGTAAAAACCCGATTGATTCAAGGAGTTGCCACAGTATCCCCAGAGGTAACTAGATGAGTAACACCTTAACAGTCACTGAGGTAATCAATTCTGTAACAGTTACGCCTGTTAATAATACAGTTACTGTTTCAGACATAGGTGTGCAAGGGCCTGCAGGTGCTACTGGTGCTACTGGTGCAACTGGCGCACAAGGCCCATCTGGCGTAGTTACAGTCAATGCTCCACTTACCAACGCTGGTACTTCTAGTGCTGCAAATCTTTCAATCTCGGCTGGTACTACTTCTGTCGCTGGAGCGTTGCAACTTACCGACTCGGTATCTTCAACATCGACGACAACTGCTGCCACTCCTGCTGCGGTTAAGACTGTTTATGATTCTTTACAAAATCTTGCAAAAAGAACAGGTCTTTATTATCGCACCCCCTCACCACAAGAAGGCAGTGCAAACATTGGCACTAACAATCTAGTTTTAACTCCCATATTTGTTGATAGAACTTTAACTGCTGACCGAATAGTTGCCTCAACTCATTCTTCGTTTGTAGGGTCATCAACAGTCAGGCTAGGTATTTATTCTAACGTCAATGGTGCGCCAAGTGATTTAGTTTTAGATGCTGGCACTGTTTCATTTACAGCAGGCAATCAAGTAAGGGAAATAACTATAAGTCAATCTTTATCAGTTGGATTCTATTGGTTTGCATTTTGCCAACAGGGAACTCCACCAACTACTTCCAATTACTTAGGTGCTAACGAACTTTATACAACTTCAAATAATTATTTATATGGAAAACCTGATATGGGCACTCAAACAATACAAGGATTTTATACCCCTTCAATAACTGGCGCATTTCCTTCTACCTTGAGTACAGTTACTGCCGCAACCAGAGTGCCTTATGTGTATGTGAGGTTTGCTTAATGAACATTGTAACTTACGGGCTAGGCGGTTATGACCCATCCAAACCAAATAACAATATTGTTGAAGAAATCAACCTACCAGATAAGGAAACAAATGAAACTATCGAACAAGCACAAAGCAGCAATTAAATCATATCTAAGAGCTGTGGCTGCATCCGGCATCACTGTCCTGTTAGCAATTGTTGCTGACATTCGACCAGAGTTTGCAATTCTTGCTGGTGCGTTAGTTGCACCTGTTGTCAAGGCATTAGATCCTAATTCTGGCAAAGAAGCTGATTATGGACTTAATGCGAAATGACAGCCAACGAATGGGTTGGTATAGCCGTTGGCGTATCCGCCGTATCTACAAGTTTGTTACTGGGTCTGCGTTGGGTTATTAAATCCTACTTGCAAGAATTAAAACCCAATTCTGGAAGTTCGATCAAGGATCAAATTACAAGACTTGAACAGCGTGTCGATGATCTGTTTGTCTTAATCAGTAAGCGATAATTTTAATTATGGCGAACACACGAAAACCTATCAAACGCAAAAAGATCAATCGTCGAGTCGTTCG